CCTCCGCGAGCTGCGTGACGCACTGCGCCCGCAGGTGCTGGAGACGCATACCGAGCACGGCCTCCAGGGCGTCTCGGGCCTGGTCGGCCAGTACGTGAAGGTGCTCGCCGAGATCGACGAGCTCGAGGCGTTGCAGCCGGCGGCGAAGGGGACGGTGCTAGATGAGCTCAAGCAGCGCCGTGCTCGCAAGACCGAAACCCCGCGTACGACGCGCGCCCCGAAGCGCCAGCAGCGACGCTGACGATGCCGCGTTCCTGTCGTCGGGCTACGGCCTGACGCCGGACGACTGGCAAGAGGACGTCCTCGACGACTGGCTCGGCCGGCGTGCTGACGGCCGGTGGACCGCGGCCACGTGCGGCCTGGCGGTTCCGCGGCAGAACGGCAAGAACGGGCTCATCGAGATCCGTGAGCTGTTCGGCATGGTTGCTCTCGGCGAGAAGTTCCTGCATACCGCGCACGAGGTGAAGACAGCCCGTAAGGCGTTCCTGCGGATCTCGTCGTTCTTCGAGAACAAGCGCCAGTACCCCGAGCTGGCCGCCCTGGTCCGTGATATCCGGAAGACGAACGGCCAGGAGGCCGTGGCCCTCACCAATGGCGGGTCGGTCGAGTTCATCGCCCGGTCGCGCGGGTCCGGGCGTGGCTTCACCGTCGACGTCCTGGTCTGCGACGAGGCGCAGGACTTGACCGACGAGGAGCTGGCGGCGTTGCTGCCGACCATCTCGGCGGCTCCGCTGCGCAACCCTCAGGTGATTCTGACCGGCACCCCTCCCGATCCTGAGAAGGGCCAGCAAGGCGAGGTGTTCCTCCGGGTCCGCGCGGACGCCGAGGCGAACCGCGACCGCCGCCTGGCCTGGTCTGACTACGGCGCCCCCGACGGGACCCTTCCCGACGTCGACGACCGAGCCGCATGGGCCACACACAACCCCGCGCTGGGCATCCGCCTGGCCGAGGCCGAGGTGGTCCGCGAGCGTGCGCTGATGTCGCCGGAGACCTTCGCCCGCGAGCGGCTCGGCTGGTGGGGCGATCCGAGCGCCGCATCCTCGACCGCGTTCGGCGAGGGCCGCTGGCAAGGCTGCCTCGACACATCGCTCGACCCCGTCAACGACGCGATCGGTGCCGCGGTCGCCTTCGATCGGATGCACGCCAGCATCGGCGCGGCCGGGAAGATCGACGCCCTGGTCGGGGTCGGAGCGGTCGACCGCCGCGACGGGACCGGCTGGCTGGTCCCCGAGCTGCTCCGGATCCAGACCGCCCACAACTGTCTGGTCGTAGTCGACGGCGGGGGCCCGACCGCCGACCTGATTCCCGCGATGGAAGCGGCCGGGATCTCGCTCACTATCGTCACCACCGCCGACCTGAAGGACGCCTGCGCCGGCATCTTCGACGCCGTGCAGGAGAAGAAGCTCCTGCATCCGGGGCACGCCGAGCTGGACCAGGCCGTAGCCGCGGCGTCCAAGCGCGACGTCGGCGACCGGTGGGCCTGGGCCCGAAAGTCGTCGGCTGGTGACATCTCGATGCTCGAGGCCGTCACCCTCGCCCACTGGGGCGCCGCTAACGCCGCCTACGACATCGCCGACTCGATCTACTAGGAGGACCGATGCGGGTAAAGCCCTCCGCCCTCCGCGCCCACCTCGGCACCTTTCAAGGCGTCGCGGGCGCGGCCTGCATCGCGGGCGGAACATTCCTCTTGTGGGGCTATGGCTGGGCGCTGCTCACGGTCGGCGCGTTCCTGCTTCTCGGTGCGTTGGGTAGCGGCTCGTGAGCTGGCCCTTCGGCAAGCAGCAGCGGAGCATCGACTTCCTCGGCGCCGGCGACCTACTGGCCCTGCGGACCTCGAGGCGCAACGCGCCGAGCGTCACTCCACAGACGTCCCTTCGGCATTCTGCGGTCTGGGCATGCCGTCGGCTCCGGGCCGACCTGGTCTCAACGATGCCGATCGACATCTTCCGCACCGTCGACGGGATCGACGTCACCCAGCAGAAGCCGCCGGTGTTCATCACCCCGGGCGGCGACGAGGTCGACTGGTGCGAGTGGGCTTACTCCTCCCAGGACGACCTGGACGCCAACGGGAACACGATCGGCGTGATCACTGGCCGCGGCGGGAACGGGCTGCCGTCGCAGATCGAACTGGTCCCCTTCGGCGAGGTCGGCGTGCAGGGTCGCGGCGGCCGGATCGAGAAGTACCGGATCAACGGCGAGGCGCACACCCCGGCCCAGATCTGGCATGAGCGTCAGTTCACCCGGCCAGGCATGCCGATTGGACTGTCGCCGATCGCGCACGCGGCAATGGGGATCGGCGGCTACCTGTCGGCCCAAGAGTTCGCCCGCGACTGGTTCTCGGGCGGCGGTATCCCGTCGGCGCGGCTGAAGAACACCGCGAAGAGGATAGACCCAGCCGAAGCCCAGACGGTCAAGGACCGGTTCAAGGCCACGGTCGGCACCGGCGACCTGTTCGTCACCGGCTCGGACTGGGAGTACGAGACGATCCAGGCCAAGGCGTCGGAGTCGGCGTTCATCGAGCAGATGCAATTCTCGATTACCGACGTATGCCGGTTCCTCGGCGTCCCGGCCGACATGATCGACGCGGAGTCATCGACAGGTTCGATCACCTACGCGAACGTCACTCAGCGGAACCTGCAGCTGCTGATCATGAACCTGAACCCGGTGCTGCGCCGACGTGAGGCGACCTTCTCCCGCAGACTGCTCCCAGCCCCGAGGATCGCCAGGTTCAACCGCGCGGCACTGCTCGAGATGGACCTGAAGACGCGGTACGAGGCGCACATGATCGGCATCGCCTCGCACTTCCTGGCTCCGTCCGAGGTCCGCACCATCGAGGACCGTCCGCCGTTCACCCCCGAGCAGCTCGCCGAGTTCGAGGCGATGGCGGCGGAGGGAACGATGCCGAAGCTCACGCTGCCCGCAAAGTCAGGAGCCTGACATGACGACCCTGTTCGAGGCTGCAGTCGCCCGCGCCGCCGGCGTGGCCGCGCCGGCCGACCGTCCCTCACAGCGCCGCTCGGCGCTCGACGAAGGCTCGCGGCCGTGGGTGCGTGCCAGCATCCAGAACCTGACACTGCGCGCGAGCGACGACAGCACCGGCCTGGCGTTCTCCGGCTACGCCTCGGTCACCGAGCGCGCCTACGAGATGTACGACTTCTTCGGCCCATACCAGGAGATCGTCGACTCAGCCGCCTTCGACGCCACCCTCGCCCAGGAGGGCCTCGACGTTCCGCTGGTCCTCCAGCACGACTCACTACGCCGGATCGCGCGAACCACGAACGGAACCCTGCATCTGTCGGTCGACGACACCGGCCTACTGGTCGAGGCCGACCTCGACCCGGCTGACCCCGACGTCGTCTACATCGTGCCCAAGCTCCGGTCGGGCCTGGTCGACGAGATGTCTTTCAAGTTCCACATCGACTCCGGTCAGTGGTCCCCGGACTACACCGAGTACCGGATCACCGGCGTGAATATCCACCGCGGCGACGTCGCGATCGTCGGCTACGGCGCATCGCCCCACACCGCCGGCAGCGGCCTCCGCGCGCCGGCCACCAAGCTCGGCAGCGAGGTCGTCCACGAGGACGACCTCCTGTCGTACCGGGCCCTGTAGGGCTCGCGCTCAACCCCTCGCGCTCAACCACTGCGCTGCGCCTCGCGCCTGGCCTGGTGATCGACGCCTGTCGGTGTCCATCCCCATCAGATCGAACCAGGAAGGAGCGTCCCATGACGCTCGACCAGCTCATCGCCCAGAAGAGGGCAGAGATGGCGGCCTCGCTCAAGGAGCGGGCCGCGAACGTGACCGAGCTCGCGGAGATCCGCGGCAAGGAAGAGGCCACCGAGGCCGACGAGGCGCGCGCCACCGAGCTCCGCGCCGCGAACGCCGAGATCGATACCGCCGTGCGCGGTCTCGAGGTCAAGGTCAGCGAGTACGAGGCCGAGCGGGCAGCCGACGCCGCGGCCGACGCCCTCGCCCAGGTCCAGGTGCCCGGCGCCAAGTCCCCGAACGACCTCAGGGCTCCGGTCGTGGTCACCTCCGAGGTCC